GCATCTGATACACCAGCAATTGAAACTTTATACACTTATGTAAATACAGCTGATGAAGGGGACCCAGTTGTAATGGCTAGACCATTAGGAGAATTCCCAAGATTAGGATCTTAATATGTCTATTATTATTCCAGCAAACACTTTAGCAGCAGGTGGTTATGATGTAGATAATGGAATAAGATTTGACGGTTCAAGCTCTTACATGACTCTTACACCTGGTAGTGCCGGTAGTCAAAAAATAGTCACATTTTCAACTTGGATTAAAAGAAGTCAAATTGGTGAAGGTGCTGGACCAGCTGATGTTTTTATGATGTATGGTTATGCTGGTTCTAATTCAGACACTAGATTATATTTTACTGGTGACGGTAATGCTGCTGATGATAGATTATATTTTCAAAGTACAACAAGTAATACCACTCACACCGCTTTAGCAACAAACAGAAAATTTCGTGATCCAAATGCTTGGTACCACATAGTTATTAATTATAATAGTAGCGTTAGTTCTCCAGACACAAACCATGTAGAGATGTTTATTAACGGTGTCAAAGAAACAAGTTTTGTGACGGAAACTTATCCAAGTCAAAATGATGTAGTTTATTGGACAGATGACTCTTTACACACAATAGCTAGAAGAAGTGATGGTGGAAACCTTTGGTATGGTGGATATATGGCTGAAACAGTAATGATTGACGGACAAGCATTAGACGCTGATAGCTTTGGAGAATTTGATGAAGATAGTGGGATATGGAAGCCAATAGATGTATCAGGATTAACTTTTGGAACTAATGGTTTTTATCTTGAATATAAAGGATCAGGTACAAGTGCAAACAGTTCAGGTCTAGGTGCAGATACAAGTGGAAACGATCATCATTTTGCTGTTTCAGGTTTAGCCGCAACAGACCAGACTACTGATACTTGCACAAATAATTTTTGTACAATAAATAGTTTAGATAATCTTTATGCTGCTGCAACATTGGCTGAAGGTAATTTAAAAGTTACTTGTAGTGCTGGTAACACATCTTTTATTACATCAACATTTGGATTAACTAAAGGTAAATGGTATTGGGAAGCAAAATTAACTACTGTCGGTGGAGAAGAAGCCATAGGTATTACAGATATAGTTTCAACAGCAACAGATAATTACGCTGGACAAACAGCTAACAGTTATTCCTTTAAAGGAAATAATGGAAATATAAGGAATGCCGATGAAAATGAAAGTTATGGAAGTGCTTATGGTACAAGTGTTATTGGAGTATATATGGATTTAGATAATAACAAATTATATTTTGCAATCAATGGAACAATTCAAGCTAGTGGAGCTGGGTTTGATATAACAGCAGCAGCGAGTACAACAAATGGTTTTTATTTTCCAATGGTGGGTGACGTAGATAGTGATTCTCCTGTTTGGGAAGTAAATTTTGGTAATCCAGTTTCTGCTCTTTCATCAGCTGTATCGGATGCTAATGGATTTGGTTCTTTTGAATATTCACCTAGTGATGGTGGTAGTGCTTCATTTGATAGTGCAGTAAAAAGTTTTCTTGCAATTTGTACAAAAAACCTAGCGGAGAGTGGATAATGGCTTATACAGAAATTGACGATCCGTCAGCATATTTTCAGACAACACTTTATACTGGAACTGGAAGCAATAGATCAGTCACTAATGGTGGTAATTCTGATCTTCAACCAGATTGGATTTGGATAAAAAATCGTACAGACGGTCATTACCACAATCTGCACGATAGTGTAAGAGGAGTGAATTTAAAATTGAGAACTGGTGGTGTTGCTGGAGAAACAGCAAATTCATCTTCTGGTTATGTATCGGCTTTTAGTAGTGATGGATTTTCGGTAGTAGCTGGTTCTAGTAATGCAGAAGAAGTAAATACTAACAATGATAACTATGTTGCGTGGCAATGGAAAGCTGGAACATCATTTACCAATGACGCAAGTTCAACAAGTGTAGGAAGTATTGATAGCACTGGAAGTGTAAATACTGATGCTGGATTTTCAATAATTAAATGGACAGGAAATGATGCAAATGCAACAGTAGCTCATGGTTTAGGTGCAGTACCAGGAATGTTTATCGTTAAAAATTTATCAAATGCTACTACAGGTTGGTATGTGTATCATCAAAGTTTAGGTAATACTAACCACATTTTATTAGATACTGCTGCAGCTTTAGTTGATGATATAAATTGGAATGATACCTCTCCAACATCAACTGTAATTAATTTAGGTGGACAAACTGGAAGTAATGGACCTAGTAATTCAATGTTGGTTTACTGCTTCGCAGAGAAAAAAGGCTACTCAAAATTTAGCTCATACACAGGAAATGCCAATGCTGATGGAACATTTGTTTATACAGGATTTAAACCAGCTATGGTTATTTGCAAAAAATCAAGTGCATCTGGAACTAATTGGGGAATTATAGATAATAAAAGAGCAAAGTCTTTTAATCAAATATCTGCTATGTTAAATCCTAATTCTACTGGTTCAGAAGGTGCAAACAATAATTGTGATTTTGTAAGTAATGGTTTTAAATGGAGAACTAATGATGGAAATTCTAATGCCTCTGGAGATTCATACATCTACATGGCTTTCGCTGAACAACCATTCGTAACATCAACAGGAGTGCCTGCAACGGCAAGATAATTATGCTACAAAAAGTAAACTTTCAACCTGGATTCAATAAACAAGTCACATCAACTGGTGGTGAAGGCCAATGGGTCGAAGGTGATAATGTTAGATTTAGATATGGCACACCTGAAAAAATAGGGGGTTGGGCTCAATTAGGTTCGGTTGATATTACAGGTCGTAATACAGCACTTCATCATTTTGTAAATGCTAGCGGTATTAAGTATGCAGCATTAGGGACTAATAGAATATTGTACGCTTATTCTGGTGGTATTTTTTACGACATACATCCAATTAAAACTACAACAACTTTAACAAATGCTTTTAGTACAACTAATGGATCAGCGACTGTCACTATAACTTTTGCATCAGCGCACAATGCAGACAAAGGTGATATTATATTATTAGATAATTTTACTAGTATTACTAACTCTGGTTTTTTATCAGGGAATTTTGACGATAACAAATTTCAAGTTACAAGCGTACCCACAACAACTACACTAACAGTTACAATGGCATCTAATGAATCAGGATCAGGTGCAAGTACATCTGGTGGTATCAGAGTAAAACTTTATTATTCTGTTGGACCCGCGGTAGAAGTTGCATCAACAGGTTGGGGCCTTGGATCATGGGGTGGACTACAACAAGGACAATTTACTTCAACACTTGCATCAGGAATTAATACATCAGTTACAAATTTAACATTGGCAAGTTCTACATCGTTTCCTTCATCAGGAACTATTATTATAGGTGACGAATTGATTACTTATACTGGAAACAGTAGTAACGTATTATCAGGTTTAACTAGAGGAGCTTTAGGAACAACAGCAGCTTCACATTCTAGTGGCGCAACAGCAACAGATGCATCAGGTTTTTTTGCATGGAACGCTGCAGCTTCTGGTGACGTTGTAACAGCACCTGGACTATGGTCTTTAGATAATTTTGGTAACAAACTTATTGCAACTATATCAGGTGGAGAAACATTTGAATGGGATTCTGATCCTACAACAGCAAACAACACAAGAGCAACTTTACTTCCTAATGCTCCAACATCATCAGCTTTTAGTTTAGTATCTACACCTGATAGACACTTAATATTTTTTGGAACAGAAACTACAATTGGAACTAAATCATCAAGAGATGAAATGTTTATTAGATTTTCTGATCAAGAAAATATTGACTCAACAACTTCTTATGCACCTAGTGCTGTTAATACAGCGGGTACACAAAGACTAGCAGATGGATCTAAAATTGTAGGAGCAATCAGAGGTAGAGATGCAATATATGTTTGGACCGATACAGCATTATTTATTATGAGATTTGTTGGCGCACCTTTTACTTTCTCATTTCAACAAGTAGGTACTAACTGTGGATTGATTGGTAAGAATGCAGCAGTAGAAGTTGATGGTTCTGCTTATTGGATGTCAGAGAATGGTTTCTTTAGGTACACAGGTAAATTAGAATCACTTCCATGTTTGGTTGAAGATCATGTTTACGATGATATTAATACAATTCCAAAACAACACATCAATGTAGGTTTAAATAATTTGTTTGGTGAGGTTATGTGGTTCTATCCAAATGCTGGATCAGGAACCGTGAACAGGATGGTGGCTTACAATTATTTAGATTCCACACCTCAAAGACCAGTATGGACTACAGGAACATTAGCAAGATCTGCATGGCAAGATTCCGCAGTGTTTGGTCAACCTCATGCTACAGAATATAATGCAAGTAGTACAACAGCTACAACTAGTAAAGATCATGTTATTGGATGTACAGATGGTACTTCAACATACTTTGAACATGAAAAAGGATTAGATCAAGTTAAAGAAGGATCTACAACTGCAATCACTGCTAATATAGAATCTGGAGATTTTGACATAGGTCAACAAGGGTTACAAGGTGATGGAGAGTTTATGATGAAAATAAGAAGAGTAATACCGGACTTTTTATCTCAAACAGGAGATGCTGTTATTACATTAAACCTTAAAGACTTTCCAAATGACACTGCAGCCAGTTCTTCTCTTGGTCCATTTACAGTAACCAGTGGTACACAAAAAATAGACACACGTGCAAGATCAAGATCTATTGCATTAAAAATATCTAATAGTAG